CGGTGGGGAGGATGGTATGACTGCGGAAAACTTGGAAATCTTGGCCAGCAGCGAGGCCGAACAGTCGGTTATCGGCGCAATCCTGATTGACAACACGGCGGCAGACATGCTGTCCGACCTGTCCGCCGAGGCGTTTTTCTTCCTGCCGAACCGCCTGATTTTTCAGACGGCCATGCAGATGGCGGCGGACGGTTTGCCGGTGGATGTGGTAACGCTGGATGCAGAGCTTGAGAAACGCGGCCTGAACGAACAGACGGGCGGGATGGCCTACTTGATCGGCCTGTGCCAAAACACGCCGTCTGCGGCGAATGTGGGGCGTTATGCAAAGCTGGTGTCGGACTTTTCGGCGGAACGGGAACTGCGCTTCGCGGCGGAGGAAATCGAGAGGCTTGCAACCGAACGCGAGGGCAGGAGCATAGCCGACAGGCAGGCGGAGGCGGTTGCCCTGCTGGACAAAATCAGTACGACAGCGGCGGGCAGAAGCGAGGAAATGAGTTACACGGATGCGCTTCGGGCAACGCTGAAACACTTTGACCGCATCAACGAATCAGACGGCATGTTGGGATTCTCCACCGGCCTGAACAGGCTGGACGAGGCAACGGGCGGGCTTCAACGCGGCAATCTGACGGTTATCGGGGCGCGTCCGGGAATGGGTAAGTCCGTGTTGGCGGAAAACATTGCGCGTCATTTTGCAAAAAGCGGGCTGTCCGTGCGCTTCCAAAGCTACGAAATGTCGGCGGTGGAGTTGGTTCAACGCGGTGCGGCGGCGGAATACGGGATTGACTACGGCCGTCTGAAAAAGTTCCGCATGACGCAGATGGAGCGGGACAACTTTACGCTGTACCTGAGCAAATCGCAAAACTGGAAATTCGCCATCGATACGGAGATGGCGGGCATTGATACGCTGGCGGCACGTTGCCGCGTGGAGAAACGTAAATCGGGGCTGGACGTGCTGTTTGTAGACCACCTGCACCTGATGCCGCGCAAGGGTGTAAACGAGGTGGCCGAGCTTGACGATATTACGGCACGGCTGAAACGGCTGGCGATGGAACTTCAGATTCACGTCGTTCTGGTCGCGCAGTTGAACCGTGCGACGGAAAAGCAGGCAGACAAACGTCCGAGCCTGGCCGATTTGCGCGGCAGCGGCGGCATCGAGCAGAACGCGAACCTTGTGCTGATGCCATACCGTGAGGGCTACTACGATTCGGACGCGCCGCAGGAGACGGCGGAATTGATTATTGCGAAGAACAGGGATGGCGAGCGCGGCGTGCTGGATTTGAAATGGGAAGGCCATCATCAGAGGTTTGCGGATTATGAATACTGAAACCTGCCTGCACTGCGCCCATGCCGACTTTGAAACCACGAAAGGTTCTGAAATGCAAGGGTTTGCAAAGTGTTTGAAGGCGCGGGATTTTATCGAGCGGGCGATGTATCACCCGCGTTCGGACAGATGTGACAAGGGTAAATTTGAGAAGGCGGTAAAACGTGATGGATGGGATGGAAACGACTAACGGAAAGGCCGGGGTTTCTGCGGGGGTGGGGAGGTGTGAAATGCCCGAATACATCCCCAGAGGCGGCCTGTGCATGAACTGCGCAAACTTCCGCCGCGATTGCAGCCGATTGGATTTCACCAAGATGCAAGTTATCAAGATTTATTCTGACGGCGTGAAGGCCGTGAAATGCACCGAATACCGGAAGGAAGCCCGATGAATACCATCACTCAAATGCAACTGACCCAAAAGCTGCTGGCAATGGCTGCCGTTTTCGCAGCAGGGTTGCCGCAACGCCAAACCAATGCGCATCCGCGCTTCAACCGCCTGCGCACGGTGAACAGTTACGGCGAATTTGTATGGCAAATCTGCCGCCGCAAGGGGCATCCGGTAGCCGTCATCAGCCGTAACGGGCGGCATTACTGCGACCTGGAGTTGATGCCGGGATTCGGCAGCCGTTCGATGCACGACGATGTAACGGAGTTTGTGATGGATGTGCTTTGCACGGAGGCGGGCAGGATGGAAGAGGGTTCGGAATGACGGGAATAGTGGGTTTGATTTGGCTGACTGGCGCGGCGGTTGTCGGGCTGGTGTTGGGATTGGTTGTGATCGTGGTTGAAGAGGTGCGGGGGAGGCGGAATGGCTAAGCGTAAATGCAAAGTATGCGGCACGGTGTTTGAAAAGCAGAGACCGTTGCAGTTTGTCTGCTCCCCGGCCTGCGGGATTGAATATCGGCGCGATCAGTTTCGCAAGGCGGCCGTTAAGGCGGAACGTGAGGCCGAGCGCAAGGAGCGGGCGAGGACGGCGGCGATGCGGCACAAGTTGGAAACGATACCGGAACTGACGAAAAAGGCGCAGGCGGCGTTTAACCGCTATATCAGGTTGAGGGACAGGGGCAAGCCTTGCATCAGTTGCGGCAAGCCGTTGGGCGGCGAGCCGAACAGTTATGACGCGGGGCACTACCGCAGTGTGGGCAGTTCGCCGCATTTGCGTTTTGACGAGGGTAATGTGCACGGACAATGCAAACACTGTAATTGCCATTTGTCGGGCAATGTGGTGGCGTATCGACAAGGTTTGATTGGGCGTATCGGGCTGGCCGAAGTGGAGCGTATCGAAGCCGATCAGTCGGAAAAGCATTACGGCAAGCAGGATTTGCGCGAACTGGCGGCGGAGTACCGCAGGAAGGCGAGGGAAATCGAATGAGCCAAAAGTTTAAACGATTCATCACGCGGGATAACCGGCGGGATGTGATGCGGCTGGCGTATGAGATGGCGGGAACGCTGCTGCAAGTGCATGACAAGGCAGTCGTGGAAGTACGGGAGAAAACCCGCACGGACGAGCAGAACGCGAAGCTGCACGCGATGCTGGGGGATATTGCGAAACAGAAAACTTTCAACGGTCAAAAACTCTCAATCGAGCAATGGAAGATGATTTTTGTCTCTGGTCATAGGATTGCCACCGGCGGCACGGCTGAAATGGCAATCGGCTTGGAGGGCGAAGTCATCAACCTGCGGGAGAGTACGGCGCGGATGGGAGTACGTAGGTTGGCTAGTTTGATTGAGTATATCCAGGCATGGGCGGCGGGCAATGGGGTGGAGTTTGGCGGAAGGGCGGAGGGATGAATGAAGTGTCGGGGCGAAAATCATGGAATGGCAAAGCTGACGGAGCGGGAGGCAAAGGCGATTCTGCGCTTACGGCATGCGGGTGTCGGGTATCACTTATTGGCGGAAGCATTCCAAATTTCCAGCCGGACGGTGGGTTCGATTTGCAGGAGGGAGAGGTGGTTACACTTGGATTCGGAGATGGAGGATTACAATGGGGCAACGCGGACGTAACGGAGGCGTTCAGCGGCTATGCTTAGGCGGAGTAGGAATAAAGGGCGGCGCAGGCTGCCTTTTTTTGTGGCTTGGGGTATGATGGCGGAGTGTTGGATTATGTAAATGAGATAAATGATGAGCAAGCGTATCCCTGCGCCGCTGAATGTGTTTCTAGCAATTACGGTTCTCCGTGCTTTAATCGCCATTGTCTATACCGTTATCGGCATCGCTCAACCGACAACCGGTGGGACAGAGTGGTCCATAGCGTTATTTCTGTCGCTGTTGTTGATTGTTGCCTCTGCTGTGCCGGTGTGGCTGCTCGGGTATCGCTTTAAGCGTTCGTCGGTGCTGGCAACAATCCTCTTACTGGGGATAATTGCTGGTGTCGGTGGCTTGACCGGCAATGCGTTTAATATCGCATGGGGGATTGGATGGGCGCTGTACTTGATGCTGTCTAAGGAAGTGAAACGGGTTTATTCTGAGGAAAAGATATATGACTGATTCGATTGAAAGGATGGATCAGGCAGTAAATACCATGCTGGTTGAGTTTTCTAATTCCCCTATTATTGATTTGATAGAATCACTTAATCTTATTGAGCAAAAATTTATTGTTCTAATTAGGACTCGACAATTCATTATGCCGAACGGAGCAATTGATTGGTACACCATGCTTGGGGTTTTAAAAACTCAAAACAGGATGGAGATGTTATATACTATTGATATTTATGAGCAAGCAATGCTTATAAGTATTCTTACCGCTGATGACGAGGTATTGCGTAAATGGGGATTGTCCCGCGCAGGCTTTATCTCAGCAGTTACTGCTTTATGTGATTTTATGAAAAGTTCATTTTCAAGTGATTTTGAGTTTCTTTCATACAATGAATATTTGGGTGATGAAAAAAACAAGAGTTATCGGTTTAGTGATGAATATGTAGAGATTATGCGTAAATACTGTGTGCCGAAATAAAGAAAAAGTTAAGATATTAAGTTTAAGAACGGACTGATATAAAGTCGGCGTGCTTTCTTCTTGCTTAATTCGATCTGATTTTCAGACAACCTCAAGCAGCCTTCGGGCTGCTTTTGTTTTGCCTGATACTTTACTAAATTTTACAGTTACACTTGATTTTTCAGGACTTGTATTAGAGTGGCGGCAGACAGTTAGAGGGGCAATGAAACAGGAAGCGATGCAGTCGGATATGCCTGTTCGCGCTGTCACGATCTGGCCGACGGGCGGTTGAAGGCGGATTGCGCGGAAGGGGAAGTTCAGACGGCCTTTGCCGAGGGGGTGATGCGGACGATGGTGCGGCTGGCGGAAAAGGGTTTGCTACTGGAGGGGTAATCATGAGTGAGGTGAGCAGGTACGGGCGGGTGTTCGGGGAGCGGCATCCGGTGGCGAAGTTGTCAGATGAGGATGTGGGGCGGATTCGGGCGTTGAATGCGCGGGGGGTGTCGTATGCCGATTTGGCGGAAGCCTTCGGGTTGAGTGTGTCGGCGGTGGGGAAGATTTGCCGTTTCGAGCGGCGGTATGTGATTACGGCAAAGTGGAGGGATTGCGATGCTGACGGATAAGCAGCAGCGGTTTGTTGAGGAGTATTTGGTGGATTTGAATGCGACGCAGGCGGCTGTCCGGGCGGGATACAGTGCGAAGACGGCATCTGTGATAGGTGCGGAGAACCTTGCAAAACCTAATATTCAAAAAGCGATTCAGGCGCGGCAGGAGGAATTAAAAATTAAAACGGAAATTACGCAGGAGTGGGTGGTGGAACGCTACCGGCGGATTGTGGAGGGCTGCGACAAGCGGCTTTTTTTTAGGGATGACGGGTCTTTGAAGCCGCCTTCGCAGTGGTCGGCGGAGATGGGGATGGCGGTGCAGGGCTTCGAGGTGGAGGAGTTCGGCGACGAGGGTTTGGCGGTATCGGTGTCGAAGCTGCGCTTTCAGGATGCGCGGGCGGCTTTGGATTCGCTGGCGCGGCATTTGGGGATGTTCAACGATAAGGTGAAGCTGGATGTGGATGTGTCGCTGGCCGAGCGGCTGGTGCGGGCGAGAGGCCGTCTGAATGATGACGAATGATGATGTGATTGCGGATGCGGCGGCGCGTTGCCGTTTTGACCCTTTGACGTGGGCGCGGTTTGCCTTCGATTGGGGGTATGGCGAGTTGGACGGCTATGCTGGGCCGAGGGCGTGGCAGGCGCAGGCGTTCGGGGAGATTGCGGCACATTTGCAGAATCCTGAAACGCGTTATATGCCGCTGATGCTGGCGCGGGCTTCTGGGCACGGTATCGGGAAGTCGGCGTTTATCGGGATGTTGGTGAACTGGGCTTTGAGTACCTGCGACGATTGTAAGGTGGTGCTGACTTCCAATACGGATACACAGTTGCGCACGAAGACTGCGCCGGAGGTGGGGAAGTGGCAGCGCTTGAGTATTACGCGGGAGTGGTTCGATGTGTCGGCGACGAGTATCGCGGTGCGGGATAAGTCGCACGCGAAGACGTGGCGGGCGGATTTTGTGCCGTGGAGCGAGCATAACACGGAGGCTTTTGCGGGTTTGCACAATAAGGGCAAGAGGATTTTACTGGTGTTTGACGAGGCGTCGGCGATTGCGGACAGGGTGTGGGAGGTGGCGGAGGGTGCGCTGACGGATGAGGAGACGGAGATTATTTGGGTGGCGTTCGGCAATCCGACGCGCAACACTGGCAGATTCAGGGAGTGTTTCCGCAGTTATAAGCACCGCTGGAATCACGCGCAAATCGATAGTAGGACGGTGGAGGGGACAAATAAGGCGCAGATGGCGAAGTGGGCGGAGGACTACGGGGAAGAGAGTGATTTTTTCAAGGTGCGTGTAAGGGGGATGTTTCCGAGTATGAGTGCGCGGCAGTTTATTTCCGAGGCGGATGTGGCGGCAGCCTACGGGCGGCATGTGCCGGAGGGTGCGTATGCGTTCGCGCCGAAGATTTTGACGGTGGATCCGGCGTGGGAGGGCGATGACGAGTTTGTGATTGGGTTGCGACAGGGTTTGGTGTTCAGGATTTTGGAGACGTTTTCGAAAAACGACAATGACTTAATCGCGGCGCAGAAAATCGCGCGTTATGAGGATGAGCATCAGGCGGACGCGGTGTTTATTGACGCGGGATTCGGCACGGGGATTAAGTCGGCGGGCGAGGGTTTGGGCAGGTTTTGGACTTTGGTGTGGTTTGCGAATAAGTCGGACGATGCGGGTTGTTTGAACAAGCGCGCGGAAATGTGGAAGGCGGCGCGCGACTGGCTCAAAGACGGCGGGGCGATTCCCGACGACCCGACTCCGCGCGATGAGTTG